GCATCAGGTTGCACAACCCAAATCAATTCTTTCACGGGGTGGTTAAGATTGAGTTTGATTTTGTTGGCAGATGAACCGACGGATTCATCACCAGTGAATTGCAGCTGTTCAATGAGGTATTCGTGAGGATTCTGTGCCATCTTGCGGCGTTCATCCGTGTCCAAAAAGATGTAGTCCATGTAAAGCGAAGCAGCGACCAAAGATTGTTGGTAAGCGGATGACACAGAGACCACACCAGAGTAGGCAGATTGAAGGGTTTTCACGGCCCACAGACATTCACCAATAGGACGGAAATCAATGTTGATTTTGACTTCGTGGTATTGAAGAGCGATAAGGGGAAGGGCAAGACCGGGGTTGCGGCAGAACCAAAACAACAGAGGAATGTAAAGAGTGGTTTCAGGAAGGGCATTGCGAGGAGCGCACACCTGAGAAGGTCCGCCCGAAGAAGCACAGGGTCCGGTGACGTTGGCGAAGGTGGGGTCAGTGATGTAGGTTAATTGAGTGGTGTTTCCAATCATTTTGAAGTATCCACGGAGTTGTTCAGCAGTCTGGGTCAGTTGATTCCAGATGTGCATCCAATCACCGTATTGACGGTCAATTCGCTGACCTCCAATTTCAACTTCAACCTGTGCGATGAGCTGCTCACCGATGAAATCCAACCAACGGGCATAAACACCGTCGTTGTAGGTTCCAGAAGCAGAAAGCATAGACTGGTTGATTTCAGGAAGAGTCACTTGCAGGTAAGTGCGATACACCAAATCTCCGTTTCGGGAGATGGTGCAGGTAACTCGGCGACCAAAATCAGCCTGTCCGTTGAAGGTCTGTTCAATGGATTCCATGGCAAAGTTGGTGTGTCTTCGGTATGATACTTTCCAAAAAGTAATCTCAGGTGTTCCGGTCAAAAAGATATCTTGTGCGCCATAAGCGACTAATTGCATTACCATTATACCAGAGTATGACTTACAAAGGATTTCCCCAATGTATTCTCCCCGTGCTTTTTAAATAGGCACAGAACTCTCTCGAGTTGGTGTAGACTATATCTTAAGGAATCATCATGATTTGCTAAATCATTCATCCCCACAATCATTTAGTCGTTGAACCTTTCCCCTGTTCTTGCATGGCGAACGGCGGGGACTTGGCTGCGGATTGCCCTATAATTCATACGTTTTTACTATACCGAATGCGATTAACATTCGCCACTGCAATATTTCTAAAACAGTTTAGTAGTTTGAACCTTGAGGGTTTTCCCGCAATTTGGTTGTGTTGCCACGATACGGTTGTATTTGACACTAACGGTATAGTGAAATACAACTGTATCGCAACTTGCCTTACTTTTGATAAGACACGCCCCTAATGCTATTTTGAGGCACCTCCCATGTTTCTATAACTATTGAAAAGAAAAAAATTTCAAGGCAATTGCCCTAAATTGTTTTTTTAATTCCTTTTATTCAAAATTTTACGAAAAAATAACGCATTTATAAATGATGAATGATTAAAGAATGTTGGATAAATTATCACAATTGTGTTATTGTGTTTCTCTCGAAACCCCCTGTTTTTTATTTGATTGGAAATCATTTCGAGAGAAAAATGCATCATGAGAGAAAAATTGAAAACATTATTTCAACCGTATAAATCCACAAAAGCAAACAATGAATACCATCGAAACCAAACACACTATGATGACCCGTTCTCAATGGCAACAAGAAATCAAAGAAAGATTGGAAACCAACAAAATAGATTTGTCTTCTTCAGTTGGCGGAAGAATATATAAGCATACATTAGAAAACGGTAAAATTATTTACGGAACAGATGAACTTGACCCAGACAAATATAATGACCCACCCGAAACAGAAATGTTGTCAGGTAAGTTAGTTTTACACAAAAAAATTATAGATGCGGACGACATAACCAACAAAAAGTTTGAACATGCAACAATAATAAGTTTTAAAGTAAATGGAGAAGAACAAAAAAAAAAAAACAATGATTGTTTGGATATAATAAAAGCACGTGTAATTTTATTAACAGAATTATTTTTGGCATCAAAATTAGACAAAGAAACAATACGTAAAAATAAATTGTCAAGTGTCAAAATGGGAAAATGTGGAGAAAAATGCTACAAATATCATGGGGATAAGGGGGGTGCTGATATATCAGTCCGTGGCATTCCAGCAACATACATCATTGCACAAATAAAAAAACTCGCAAAACTCTTGGATGAACCCGTTGAAATAACCATTGAACAGAAACTTCCAGAATTTGATAAGGATAATGGTATTGAGAGAAAAACATTTCGCTATAATTTTTAATAGTGTATTGTAAAATTAAACAAACAACTTTTTTTTCTCAAACGTTGTTCAAACAACATAAAGATTTCCTGAATAAAAAATCAAAGAATGGAATCTAAAATGGACAACAACGAACGTTTAAATTTGAAAAAATTGGTGGATGAAATGGAAACCGTGGACAACACCGCGCACATTAGACAGGTCAAACACAGTCTTCTATTGTTCGCCGACATTGAAACCATGGAACGCCTGAAAATGCAACACACGTCGATGCGATACAGTCAGCCTGAGCAGTTTGCCGAATTGTGCGAAACCCAGTGTTCCTTCTTGTTCAAAAACTATATGGATATTTTCAAAAAACTGCTGAAGGATGAAATCAATTTGAAAATCATGCAAAAATTCTTGCAAGTCTTGAAAATGATTGAAGACGGACAGGTCGACCAACACGAAGGTTCGGTCATTGTGGGAAAAATCTTGAAGGAATTGTATTTGGACAGTGCCATTCGCAGGGGTGATAATTTGGACAAGGAGAACCCGCTGTCGCCCAAGATTGAGGGGAAACAGATTTCGTGGAATCAATTCAAACAAACGAAACATGGTGTTTGATACTGCAATAAGGGTGCAACCCAAAAAATTGATTTGCTGAGGACATACACAAGAAAGGCAAACAATGACAGACCCAATGATGCAATATATGATGGCAAAACCAAGACAAACATTATTGGCTCACATGGAAGAAATGAATAAACAAATGATTGAAGAAATGAATAAAAAAACAGTTCCGATTGAAATTCCAAAGGAAACAACAGATTGTGTTCAAACCGACGAGGTTTCATTGATTAAAGAAACTGCAACAGAATCGTCAGATATGATTTCTGTATTTGCAAACAATTACAGAACCATGCTTTTCTCTCAACCGTTAGAAATGTTGAGAGAAAAATGTAAAAACAATAAAATAAAAATAAAATCAACAGAAGAAAAAGATGAAATAATTTCTATGGTGTTGGATGCTTTGGCATCTTCTCATCCAGAAAAAATGATTTCATTCACAAAAGAGCAGTTGCAAGAAATAGCCAAACACTATTGTGTTAAATTCACTGGACTAAAAAAACAAGAACTTATTGTTGCTTTAATGAATTACAACATGAACCAAAATACATTCATCAATGTTGGTTGTCTTGATTTTATTGTAAAAACAAAAGAGACAAAAACTTCAGTTGAAGAAAAAAAACCTAAACCATCTAAAAAAACACAACCAAAAAAAACAGAAGAACAAGAAACAAAAATTGTTGCTGAACCTATGCCAATCATTGCTGAACCTATTTCTGTTGTTGCTGAACCGATTGTTGCTATTGTGGAAGAAAAAGAAAAAGAAACAACCAAATACAAAAAACAAACTATACCCAAAAACATAAAAGTTTTGGTATGGAATCGCTACCTTGGAGAATCAATGAGTTCCCATAAATGTTTATGTTGCAAACAAGTAACCATTCAAAATACCAATTTTCATGTGGGACACGTTATTGCAGAAGCATGTGGTGGAACGCATGAAATCGGTAATTTGCGACCGATTTGTGCAGCATGCAATCATTCTATGGGAACACGAAACATGATTGAATTTGTGAAAGAATATGGACTTTACATTGGATAAAAAAACACTGAAACAACTTTTTTATTGGTTTGCTTACGGATCCCAACAAAAATTGAAAGAAATATAAATACATTCTATAGTGCAACACATTATAGAATGAATCTACCCAAACTTATCGGCATTGCGGGCAAAAAGCAACACGGCAAAGATACGGCGGGGAATTATTTGTGTCGCAAACACGGATACGTCCGCATCGCGTTTGCGGATGCCATCAAAGAAATGATGCGTCATTCGTTTGGATTCACGGAAGAACAGTTGAACGGCTCCCAAAAAGAGGAAATCGACCCCTTTTGGAAAGTATCGCCCCGCCAAGTCCTCCAATTCGTCGGCACAGAAATGTTTCGCAACACAATGCCCCAATTGATTCCCCATGTGGAATCCAATTTTTGGGTCATTGTTGCAAAAAAAAAAATGATGGACGAATGGGCGAAAAATCCCGACGCTAAGTTTGTCATTACAGACGTCAGGTTTGAAAACGAACTGGATTTCATTCACGAAATGGGCGGCATCAGTTTAACCGTGTTTCGCACGCAATTGGCTTCGACTGAAGATACACATTCCAGCGAAACGGCGGACTTGAAGACACAATACACTATAGTGAATGATGGCTCATTGGATGCACTGTATGCACAGGTGGAAGCAGTTTTGA